TACTTGGCAACAGCATCATGGTCTTCAACGTATTCATATTCAACATCGCCACGGGTGTCATAAGACTGCCAAGCCACAACAGCAACGGTATGCCGTGCTTTTTGGGACGTACCTTGATACTGAAAAACACCCTCAACAACATTGCTGGGGCCAAGTACATATTGTGGATCAGCTGGCTTATCCTGCAGCAACTGTAACGTCCCAGCGCCGTAGTACGAGATGCCACGGAAGATGGCTGTCATCTGTTGGATGACGTTGTAAACCTCGTCCCTGCTGTTAATCAACAGGTTGAGGCTAAAGCGCGGCTCTTGTCCGCCTTTACCGTCATCAACGAGCTGGCTGCAATACTGGGAAATTGCAAAAAAGTCATACTTATCAAGCGACGATTCTGGAACGCCTGCACCGTAGCGTTCATTGATCAAAAGATCGTACAAACACCATGCTGGGTCATTTGTCCATGTAGCAGCCTTAAACGTGCCGTCCCAAATGCCCGAATATGTAAGCATTCCAACGTGATTATCGCTTACATTTGCATTGCTGGGAATTTTAACTTTAATGCCACGAATCAGATATTTGCGTGACGGAATACTACTGAACTGTCGTGCGTCAAAACGCAATCCAACCAGTGCCGAGTTTGGATAGCGAAACTTGTCATCAATAATCTCGGTAAAGCTTTGAAAAATTGTGCTGCTAGACCTTTTGTTACTTGTCTCGTCTTCGCTTACGCGATTGACCCGAATGTCAACAGGAAAGCTGCCGTTAAGACTGACCAGATAGTCACGCTGGTAGCTGCCTCTGCTTTTGCCTTTTATGGTGTCTTCAATAACTGTGTTAAAACCGCCACTGTTGTACTGAACTTGTATGTTTATTTTTACTCTGTGGCCAACAATATCGCCATCATCTTCAACTTTTTGCAGTGAAGGAATAGTAAGAGTTACACGCACACGATCCACATCGCTGTCCGTAATGCTTCTTGTGACTGGCGTAGCCTTAACGACTTCAACGTTTACAGCGCTTTCACGCTCTGTTGCTCCAAAATCGCCGCCGATGTGCGTTTGATCTTGCGTGCCGTTGCGTGTAACAACAGTAAAACCTTCGTAGTTGTCTCTTCCCTGAGGGTTTTCGACCGGCGTGTTATCAAGAAAAACGCTCTTTTCACCGTTGTCTAGACCCTCAATCTCGCCTTCGCTGATTAGGTCAAGAACGCTGGCAAACTGTACTGATTGAAGAGTATCGTCCTCTTCTGTCGGTGTACGGCCACCACCGCCACCACCACCTTTGCCGCCACCACCAGCGCCGACAATGTACTTGGTTTCAGTCATCCTCTCCTCTGGTCAACGTCAAGGCCGCTAGATAGCACTGCTGATCCAACGAAGACTCGTCCATACGCTATCGGCACAGGTAAGCCTTGTCGGCTTGTATTGACGACGTTCGAGATAGAGAACGATTCCAGCCTTGCAGCTTCTGGACCGTCCTCCAAGCCAGAAAGCTCCGGCTGTGGCGACAAAGCCTGCGCAACACCGGTAAGGACCAATGCGATACCGATATTTCCTGCCGCAGCCGCTAATGCACTCGCTAAAGCAAATCCAGGAGCAATAACACCAACAGCTCCTGAGGCTGCAACACCTGTAGTCGTGAAACCACCAAGTGCAAGGCCAGCACCAGGGGCCGCAATAGCGACAGCAATTAAGGCGGCTCCTAAAATAATCGCCCCAGCGCCTCGCCCTGCACCAGCAACAACAGGCGTAATGCTGAACACTTCCTTGTCGCTAAAAGGCATCAACAAAGGCGCAACATTTTCCTCAGTTGCTTTTTCCTTGCTAACCGCGACACGGTAGCCAACACCATCTTTTTCACTGTCAATCAGCCACTTATCTAGCCCTGAAAAGTTGACGCACAGTGCTTTGATCGCCTGCGCTGGTGTCGCTACGTCAAACTCAAAGCGGCATTGGCCAAGCCGTTTGCGTAAAGCGCCGTAGACCTTAACGACTTTCATGCCTCAAGGCGTAGGCAGTGCTCTTCCCATAGTAACCGCCGTAAACATCACGGCTAGACAACCTGCCCTGCACATGATGCAGGACCTGTTGATTTCCGATATAGATCGCTGCATGGTTTGGCACGGGTGAAACCAAATTCATCAAAATCAGATCACCTGGTTGCACCTCCTCAACTGGGATCTTGCAAAACCCTTCCTTGCTGAAGTTTTCCGCATAGAGGTTCTCACCGTGATCCCACCACTGATCACGTCGTTGATAATCCCGCAGCTGGATGCCGTACTCCCTTGCGTACCAGTCCCGCACCAGCGTGTAGCAGTCCACAACGCCGTGGACAAACTCACGTCCCACATATGGCAGCTCAAAGCCTTCTGGCTCGCAGTAGCCCCAAGCTTCAGTGTTTGGATTGACGATGAACCACGGCAGTTCTGACTTTTCGCACGCAACGCGATCAGCCGTTGATGGTGCGGGGTTTGTCTTTGGATGACTGTGGACGATGGCAACTATTTCGCCCTTGTCCTCTACTTCGTTCCAGCCGCTGAGAACAAAGTGCTCATCAGGCGTCTCAGCAATGTTTTGGCACGGGAAATACCTCCGACGACCTTTGACTACAGCCACCAAGCCACAGCACTCGCGTGGAAACTCAGCCTTAGCGTGCTCAAGAACCTGAGCCTGCATTGCTGCAGTTAGCTGCTTCATTGCGTCAAGCCAGCACCAGGGAACGATCCAAACGGCAGCTCCCCGTTATCGCCAAACCGCAGCTTGCAGCTGGCAACCCGCTTCCCGCAAACATCTTGAGCCAACGTGCTGACGCTGTTGCCGTTCACGTCAAAGTAGTTACTGCCGGTATAGCTGCACTCGCTGCTGCGATACTTCCACTGACAGACATTGGCGACCACCTGCCTGCGTGGAATCTTTTGACCCGCCAAGTCAAACTTGCTTGCAAGCTCAAAAGACACAGCGTCCCGTGTCTCGCTTGCTTTGCGGTCAATAAACCACCGTTCCTGCGGAAACTGAACGTTAGGGTCAGCTGCGCTTTCTCCGTCTAGGTATTTTTTCAACGTTCGGATGCGGCGTACCTCCGCTCCACCAAGGTCATTGCCTCTAGTGGTTTGGTTTACAACTAGCAAAATCGACGTAATCTCGCTGCCTAAGTTGCTGACGGTAAGCGTGGGACGCGGCAATGTACCAGTGTTTGTGTACTCAAAACCCTCTGCTTTGACAGGGATGCGTTGATAGGTCTCGCCACCAAACACAATGTTACCTGTCACGTCAGCGTTAGCGCCTGCGTGCCAGCGGTAAATATCGTTGCTGCCGTGCAACGCAGAATCCAGCCTCAACTCAAACAGCTCGATGATCGCGCTGGGATTGATCTTGGCTAACTCCTCAAACGCAGAAGCAATACCTGTCCATACACAGGTTCCGTCTGTAACGGTGTCGCCAACGTTGTTCGGCCAACTTGGCTCTGCACTGGCTGAGTTACCAGCTGTTGTGCAGCGAAAAAACAAGCCAGACGGCTGCTGTTCGCTGGCTCGCCTGATGTCGCCAACCGAAAACGCTGTACTACCGGACCAAGCTGCTACTGCCATTACGGTTCAAATACTTCGCGAAACGTTGCTTGGATTGTGGCGCGGTTTAAATAAGGAATCGACTTACTCCACGTCTCACAGACAAACTTAGAGCTACTGCCTTCGCCGGGAGGGGTAAAGTCAAAGGCTTCATTATCGACTGCACGCGCATCCAAGAATGTCTCGATCGTGTCGGCGTCAGTCTCTGATACCTCAAACGTCAAGTTAAAGGTCTTTGGATTTTGGTTCAGGCCATAGCTAAGACGTTTTTCAAATCCGTCTCCGAGCTGCACCTTCCGCACCACAGGTGCGCTGCGTTTTTGGATGCCGTAGGTCGGCGTAATTGACGGGAAGGTAGCCATCAGCTTGCAAGGAGACCGCCAGGGCGTTTTTGTTTGACCAGCTCAGCCTGCACTGCAGCGCCAAGCATTTTGCCAAGTTGTGCGGCTTGATCAGAATCGCCTTCGACAGACGAACCCGAAGCATCCACATTCACCACAATGTTAGAGCCGCCCATTGCGTTGTTTGGAACGATGTTGCCCTGCGCTCCAGGGACAAACAACTCGGGGCCACGCTC